CGCGTAGAAGAACTTGGTCCAGTATACGAAATGCTATGGCCTATGTTAGAACAAGCTGTTCCTAGAAATTTCAAAGGTTTTGTACAAGGCGATTTACTTTATACTGAAACTCCAGATGAAGAATCTGGGGCATTAGTGTTTAAACCTAATACAATTGAATATAAGATTCCTGTTTCTTCTGATCTAGGTGAGGCAATTGCCAGTAGTCAAGTGGGTATTGCCATACATACTTACTATAAAGAACATCGTGCATCTAAGCAGCCTATTGGAAAAATGAAATTTAAATCAGTTCCAGGACTATTGTTAATTGAGCCAGTTAAACCAAAAGAAAATATTAAACCTACTGATTCAAGTTTACTTAGAGAATTACGTGAGTTATTAAAAGAAGGTGGAGCGTCTATTGATACATTGTTTAACCCAGCAGAACTTAGACAATTACAAATCAGTGACTTACCTCGGCTATGCGTAGATTATATTAACAGCATAGTAAAAGATGAACTTGAGTCTAATTTTGATATTGATACATTACTCCCGCAGTTTGGAGAATGGTTAAAAGATCACGTAAGACCAAGAAAATATAACAATATAGTAGAATACTTACAAAGTCCACGTTCTAATATGATGGGTATTAGTGCAGCATTTGCGGCGTTTGTATTGATACACGAAATTAAGCTAGATTTACTACAACAGTTAGATCGTCAACACCCTGGGCACGAAGGCTGGGTAATTGCTACTCCTGGCGGACTTACTAAATTTGTTAATAGATTCGGGTTTACTAGAAATAACATTCAAAATAACGCATAAATCTAAACCAAAACCACACTTTTTTATCTTCTAACTAAATACTAGTAGGACCTCAGAGTCCATCAACTAGGAGATTTAAAATGGCATCAATTCCATTAGTATCAGGTGGTTCACAACCAGTATTCGCAACTGACACGCTTAACGGCCCACAGTTAGCAGCAAACGCAACATACGCACCAACCGGTGTACCAGTTAACTTCATGGGTCCAAAACTGGACTTCTTCGGAGTAGACTTGGGTGCTGATCCTTCAGCACAAGCCGGCGTTAACGGAGCAATCCAGACAATTTTACAAACTATTCAGCAAACAGCAACTATCGCAATTTATCAAGTTGCTGCTACTGCTAACGTTACAAACTTGTCATTAGCTGTATATCCAACAGCAGCTTACACAGCAGCTACATTGCAAGCAGCTATTCGCACATGTGGTTCGAACGTAGCTGGTACAGGATATGACGCTTCTGGTGCTACAGTAACAGACGTAGGTTTCCGTTTAGCTTCATCAGCTACAACAGCATCCTAATTTTAAAGTTACCTTTAAAAACACTAAACCCGCTTTTGCGGGTTTTTTGTTGAGTATATTTTTCAAGACTAAGTAATATTGCTCGTGTTTTAAACACACACATTCACACAAGGAGAAAACTATGAGCAAAACACCTTATGAGATTCGTCTCGAACTTTTAAAGCTGGCAAAAGATTCATTATATGAGCCAGTATTCCAAAAACGACAAAATCTTATGGACGAATTTATGTCCAAACGAGAAGTCTTTGTTGGAGTAGAAGGTCCTACTGAAGAACAGTTAGCATTACAGTTTCCGATTATGCCAGCTTTTCCCAGTACAGATATGATTATTGAAGAAGCTGAAAAACTTAATCAGTTCGTAAGTAAGCCATAATTAAAGGCCCCGCAAGGGGCTTTTTGTTGACACATATTTTAATTAGTTAAATACACATATATTATGATGGTCAACAAAATAACAGAGTTAACAATTTTTGAAAGTCCAGATGGCGGACGTACTGTGTATGTGCGTAAACCTGGTGAAGAAACGCGGCATTTGCACTCTAAAAATGAAATCCACGAAAAAGAAAAAGTTGAATACGAACGTTGGTTAAACATTTTTAATGCTAGACGTAATAACACAGCACTTAATGATGTATGTTTGCAAGCTGAAATATTGTATGAACTATCTAAGAATCCAGAATGAGATTCTCTTGCAAAACTTTATTTGACATTACTGCCACAGGTGTTACTGGACATTACAAATCTTCTCGTGTTCCGTTTAAAGATTTAGCAGATGCTGAAATAACAAATGAAATAGCTTGGAATAGATCTAGAAATCAACAACGTAACTGGGAAACATTGACACAATTGATAGGGTTACGTACTCAAATTGCTAAACTAGATCGTCCTGAAGAAAATTCGCAAGTATGGAGTTTTGAATTTGAAGTAGATGCTCCTTATGTGTTTGGTCCTGAGGAAAACCCTACTGAAATGCTACTATCTGATTGTAATGGTGTTCCTATGTTAATAAATCTTGAAAATAAAGTAGATTTAGAACCCTTTTTGATAGTAAATGGGATTAATCAAAATATATGGTTTAACTTATTATACTAAATACACTAACGAGGAAACATTATGGTTGAGCCCACTGATATTGAGAAAAAAAGTTTAGAAGCGCATGTTGAACTATGTGCTGAGCGTTATAATGCCCTTGAAAATAAAATAGCCACAGTAGATAGTAAAATTACCCATCTGTGCGCTGAGGTAACTGATGTAAAAGACACTTTGAAAAAAATGTCTGAAAAAAACAATGACCGTTTAATCACATGGGGTATTGGAATTATTGCTACTTTAGTTGCAATAGTTGGATACTTTATATCACACTACATTATAAAATGACAACAGAATTTGAAATGGACAAAGCCTTTAGGAAAGAATTCCCAAAGATATTAACTAATCTTATTTTTCCAAATAAGGATGGTAGCTTTGAAGTTTTTGGAAGATATGTAATAAAGAAAGAAAACGCGGTATGCCGGGTTTATTGTACTGATACAGATATAGGTGTTTTTACCAGTACAAAAACAGCACTAAGCTGGTGTATAGCTACAAAATTTGCTAATTATAATTTAGCAAGAGATATATTAATTTTGGATAATAAATTAAGATCTTTAACTAACGACATTAACACAAGAGCTAACGTAGCGGATCGTAGTAAAAATTCGTTATTTCGTGAAACTGTGGAAACAAAGTTAGAAACTAAAATTATCCATAAGAAACAGGTTGAGCAACAATTAACCAAATGCGTCAATTACGCTAAATACTATCAACAAAAAGGATTTAATAATGAAAATGTTCGAACTGGCCGCGATCAAGCCATCAAAACAAGCCGCTAAGGTATACGAGAGTTATTTCGGAGACAGCATTAATGTTGACGTAATTTCCCCAAAACAAGCTCGTACAATGCTTAATAAAGTACAAAAGCTAGTAACTGAGCATCGTTCCACTCCGGCTTTTCATCATAGCGAAAAAAATCCAACTTATTTAAAGTTGATGATGTTAGAGCGTGTGTTAAAGGCTAAAGTAAAAGAAACTGCTACTATAGGTGTTGGCGATGCTGCTGGCGCTGATAAAAATACAGCACAAAACGCTGCTCAAAATGCAGAAGCTAAGCCTAACGCCAATGTCGTTGCAGGAGATGCTGCTGCTAAACAAAAAATGCAACAGCAAGTTAATACTATTTCTGATCCTAAACTTAAATCAGCTATGCAAAAAGCCTCGCAAGGCCAAGCAATGAATACTGATGACCAAAAATTAGTTGCTCAAGCTGCACTACAAACAGAAAGCAAAGCAATGCGTCGTCAGTTATATCGTGTATTGCGCGAATCAGAAGTTCAGCAAGCCCAAGTTGTATTAGCTGCTAAAGCTATGACCGATGATATTCAAACAATGTTAGAAGAAGTATCCAGTATGCAATTTAAAGATTTGCCAGCATTAGCCGACGAAATGAAAAATCAAATCGGTGTTGACCAAGCTATGCAATTCAATACTGATGTAACTGCGGTACTTGCTGGCTTAGTACAGAATCTACAGGCAGCTAAACAACAAATGGATCAAGCATTGGGTGTAGTTACTGGACAACAAGCAGCTCCAATTCCTGGGCAAGAACCTGAACTAGGTGCTGAACCTGAACTAGGTGCTGAACCTGGTATGGACGCTGAGCCCGATATGGACGCTGAGCCTAGTTTAGATGCTGAACCTGAGTTAGGTGCTGAAGAACCTGGTATGGATGGCGCCGGCCTTGGTCGCGCTAAACGTTAATGTTAATTTTTGAAGTAGAAAATCCTGAACCAGTAGATACCGGCAAGTTAATGGCCCTTGTACAATTTTTGTCAGGCCGTGCCGAGGATACTGGTTCAAAAAAACAAATATCTACCAAAGCATTTATTGAACTGGCACAAAGTATCGGGGTTAATGTTACCGCAGATATTAGCGGTCCTAATAGCATAGCTGAATTGATTGCCAGAGAACCACTAAACAAAATTTTACAACCTATCGACCCAACAACTCCAGACATAATTAAATATGCAGGAAATGATGAATCAGGACAGGATCAAATGGATCCAGCTGACTCTGAACAAGTAGTAGCAGCCAACGCTAAGTCTGCTATGAAAGGATTTGGCAAATAAATCTATCAAATCGGTTGACAATTAACTTAAAACTAAGTACAATCAATTTACGTAACTTAACTAACGGAGTTCAAAATGAAAAAACTTATTTTAACATTACTAGTGGCAACATCATTATTACACTCGGCTCCATCATATTCATGGAATCGCGGTGGTAACGGGTACCAAAATGGGTACAACGGATATCGCGGCGGTTACAATAACGGATATCGCGGCGGCTATAATAATAATTGGATTGCTCCGGCTATCGGTGGGTTAATTATAGGTGGGGTAGTTGGTGCTCTTGCAC